TAACAGGAACATTAAAAATGAAAAATTTTGTTTTTAGAACAAGTAGAATTGCTGGAAGTTCTATACAACCAGCTGCTGGCGGAGCAATACCAGAATAGTAAATATTAATATTTATATAAAAAAAGAATATACATGGATCAAATAACAGTGCTTTTTCCTGGTGGATTTAAACCATTAACAGGAGCTCATTTAGAATTAGCAAATCGGTATGCACAATTATCTAATGTAAACAGAGTAATACTTTTAATCGGACCAAAAGATCGCGATGGAATTGATCGACAAAAAACAATTGATATTTTTAATTTACTAAATAAAAATTCAAAAATTGAAATACGTCCTACTGATTTTAATTCTCCAATAATGGCTGCGTATGAATACTTATTTGCATTACCAGAAGATGCTACCGGTAAATATGCAATGGCAGCATCTACTAAAGGAGATGACTATGTTCGAACCAAAGACTTTGTTCCTAATGTAGATAAGTATGCAACTATTGGTGATAAAAAAGGACGTACAATACCAAAAGGCATTGATGCTGTAGAACTAAACATCGACGTAGATCCATTAGCATATTCCTCCGGCGAACCAATATCCGCATCAACGATTCGACAAGCATTAGCAAATAATGATTATCAAACATTCCGTGATTCATATCCAAATAATTCAGATGGCGAAGTTAAAAACGTTTGGCAAATATTAAAAGGCGTACAAGAATCTAAAAAATTTAGTGTAGAATGGTGGAAGCGTCAACTTAAAGATGATATTGAGATGTTTGAATCAATGATGTTTCCAAAAGAAAAAGCTCGACATTCAGATAAAATTAAAAAGTTACGCGCGTTTTTAGATTCTAATTCCGGTAAATCATTTGTGTATGATTTTGACAAATTCAAAAAAACAGTGTTTGGTGCAAAACTTTTAGAAAATGTACTAACTGAAAATTATATAACCAGAGAAGAACTATCTGCGATTGAACAAACGGTAGATTCATTTTTTCGTAAATTTAATATCGACGTAGATTTTCAAGGTAAATTTACTCATTTTATAGAACGATTAAATGATCCTAGAAATGAAGCTCCAATTTATTTAGATGAATTAGAAGACTTTTTTCAGGAATTAGCCGATGAATATGGCAATGATATACGCAATCAAATAGAACAAAATAAACCAACTGCAGTAGCATCAGATTTTCAGTTTGATATTCCTATACATATGCCATTCATGTTAAAATGGGATGGTCGTATGATACGATTGATTCCCCGTACCATTAAAAAACAAAGACGTCGTTGGCAACAAAATGATCCAAATGATGTTTTATACACAATCGAATCGAGACTATTTGAATACAGAAAAAAACCTGGCACGCTAATTTCCGAAGGAGGCGCTGCTGGTCATATGGCACATCCATGGGATGATCATGGATTATCATTTAATGATGTAAAAGAAATCGTATCTAGAGCGTTATCTGGTAGATTAGATATAGAAGAAGCTGTAACTGAAAAAACTGATGGTCAGAATATATTTGTTACTTGGAAAGATGGTCAACCTGGATTTGCACGTAATAAAGGAACGATTATTAATCCAATGACTCCAGATCAATTAGTTGCTGATTTCGAAAGAAAGTATAATGATTCTGTTGAAAAAAATGGAAAAGAAGCAGCAGACGGATATAAACTAGTAGTAGATGCATTTCGGGAAATGTCACAAGATGTTACTGCCGCATTATCAAAAATAGATGCAAATAAATTGAATGAAATTTTTAAAAACGGCCGGGTATTTGCAAACATGGAAATTATTTATCCAGCTACGCGTAACGTAATTTCTTATGACAAAGCACACTTACAATTTCATAATTTAGTAGAATATGATGAAAAAGGCAATGTGATTCAAACCGATTTAACCGGCGGGACATTAATGCAACGCATTGTACAAGATGCTAATGCACATATGCAAAACACATTTTCATTTATACCGCCGCAACGTATAAAAATGGGTCAGGTATATGATTTTGAAGATCAACAAGCAGCTTTTTTCAATGAAATTGAACAATTACGTACAAAATATAATCTTAAAGATACAGATTTAATTAGTGAGTATCATAAAGCATGGTGGCGAGATGTAATACAAACAAAAGCTCAACAACTAGGTTATAATATTCCAGAAGATGTATTAACTGCATTAATATATCGTTGGTCATTCAATGATAAATCTACAAATATTGCTGCATTAAAAAAACAAATAGATAATCCAGAATTTGTTAACTGGATAACGGAGTTTGATAAAAAAGATTTTAAAGCATATAAAAAACAAAATCTAGAACCATTTGAATCCATCTTTTTACGTCTAGGAGTTTTAGTACTTCAAAATGCTTCAAACTTCTTAGCAGCAAATCCATCGCAAACAGTTCAGACAATTAAATCAGAAATGGCTGAACTTATCAAGGATCTACAAACCTCACCTAATCCAGATACTATTAAAAAACTAGAATTAGAATTACAACGAATACAAAAACTAGGAGGATTTGATTCTATCGTTCCGTCTGAAGGGATAGTATTCACATATCAAGGCAATACATATAAAATGACGGGAGCATTTGCACCAGTGAATCAAATTTTAGGAGTGTTAAAATACGCACGCTGATATTTATATAAAAATAGGATATACAATGGCAGAAAAACATAAAAGCAAGTATAAAAAACCAGAAAATAAAAAATACACCGCTCGTAAAGATCTTAAAGATTATACCATGGATGATAAAAAAGGTGGAATGAATCCTAAATCCACCGGTGAAAAGCAACTAGGTGTATTGCGTAAGCGTGATAAAGAAATGGTTGATACTGGTAATATTGATGTTAAATATGATGCTGATGATCGTTTATATGCAAAAATCGAAGATGGTGATTACGATCCAAAGACTGCAGCAAAGCGTTTGAAAAAAAGATCGGAACGAGAAGAAAAAGATACTAAAGATGCTTTAAAAGATAAAATAGAAAATTTAACGCGTGAACACCGAGAGTATCTAGTTCGCGAATATGTACGAAGAAAAATACAAAAAATACTAAATGAACAGGCTACTCCACCTCCCGCAGATGAACCACCTGCTGACACTGGAGCAGCACCACCACCGGCAGACGCAGCAGCACCACCACCGGCAGACGCAGCAGCACCACCACCGGCAGACGCAGCAGCACCACCACCGGCAGCTGGAGGATCAACTCCACCTGCGGATGCAGCTGCTACACCACCTGCCGACACTGGAGCACCACCACCTCCAGCTGGCGGTGATACACCTAAAGATGGCGGTGATGAAAAGGAAGCAGATACAGATGCAGATAAAGAAGCAGATCCTGAAACAAAAGACGCATTAGATACAGATCCATTTGTTAAATCTTTAAAAAAGATGCCTGATACTCTAGAAAAAATTAAATCTTTTGCAAAAGTTATTAAACTAGTTACCTCGGAAATGAATTATGGAGATACTAAAAATTTCTTTCAAATGTTACGTACATATGCAATTAATAAACTAGAAAGATTGGGATCCGATAAAAAATCTAAAAAATAAGTTATGTCAAAAAAGTTACAAAACATTAAAGCCATTCAACAAATGTTAGAAGGGCAACACAAGTTTCAAACAAAGAAAACTATCGGATTTTCTGATGCTGAAGAAACAGCAGAAAAAAATCGTAAACGAGACATTGGTGATATCTGGGAAGAAACTGATTCAGTTACTGGTATTACCTATGTTATTGAACAACGTGATGGGTTTCGTATTAAAAAAACAAAATCAAGCGAAGTATTACAGACAGTACGAGAAGAACTTCGTTCATTTCCAAATTGCCAAAAAGAAACATGTACCTGTTTAGGTAAACATCCATTGGATATTAAAATGCAAAAAATACATGGAATGTGTTTTGATTGTGTTATTGAAATGGAACATGAGTTAAAAAAAGAAGGCAAGTACGAAGAATATGAACGAAATAAAATACGAGAAAATGCGTTAGCATGGCTACGCTCCGCGGAGCGAGATGTTGAAATGTTAAAAGAAGCATACACAACTGCATCTACATTTGTTACCAATTCAGATGGAGAAACAGAACATTGGTCAGCAAAAATGACACCTGAAGAATTCAAAGAACAAATAGAAGACCAATTTGCAAAATTCAAAGAAAACTTTTTAAAAAAATTAAACGGAGAAACGGAACAAAATGAAAACAATTAAAAATGTTTGGTTATGGATTGTTGGTAGTATTGCTACTATACTAGGAATTTTATTTCTAACAAAAAAATACAATCAACACAAAGCAACACAAGCTGCTACAAAAATTGATGATAATAAACAAAAAATAGATAACATTGATGGTAAGATTGATGTTATTGAAGATCATCGATCTGATGCTATACAAACAGCAAAGCAAACTGCTGAGGAAGTAGAAGATCTTAAAGAACAACGAAATGATATAAACCCAACGGCTGCTGATACAAAAGATATTTCAGATGTAAAACAAGACATTTTAAATAAAACAAAACGACGAGGCAGAAAACCAAAGGCTAAATCATGAAAAAATTATTAGTTATATTGTTATTTCCATTTGCATGT